TCTATTTTAAAATGGAATAGCCCCGCGCCCCTACTAATTCTACTATATAAGCATAAACAAAATAACGCTTATCAGGCGTTATAATGTTATGATCGTCTATGGTTGTATGGTTATTTTATAAACTTGTGCCGGCTATTAAAAAAACTATATGTATCAGTAAACTCTAGACCCTTGGCGTCTTTAGCATCCGGGTGTCCACTACCTATATCAAAACAGATAGTTGCTTTATAGGTTGTTTTATTCATGATGTTTTATACCCTCTTGTCTGGTGTGTATTTTATTATTTGACTAGCTCTGCAACTTGGCGGCCTATTAAATGTTTGTACAATTCCCATGACTTGGCCACTACGTATTCTTCACCCTCTGGGTTAATACCTAGGCCGTTGAGGAATTCCTTGACGTCATCATGGTATATTAAGAATGTTCCACCATCCACCATATAAGCGCCTTTGGCGTAATCGGTTGGCATGTAATCAAATGACTTAAGTTGTAACTTCAAGTTGCTTAATGTATCGTCATCATTCCACCCGGCGTCAGCCGTAAAGTATGACAATATATGATTGTTGATATTATCTTTCACTATTTTATTATTGACTTTCATTGCTACCCTTCCATTTATTATTGATATAACTTATGCTATATCTATTTATTATGTTAGCATAACGGTTATTGTTATACTAGTCTTTTTATTATTAATATATATGTTATAACTAGGTTACGCTTAAAATGGTTATTTTAGTTTAATAACGCGAAGTTTGCCTGGTTGATCATAACGTTTGATTATGAAGTATGACATGGTGGTTTATATCCTTGTTTATGTTTATTATACTGTAATAACATTGTATCATACTTATGGTTATATTGCAATAGTAACATGGATTAGCGGCCGGGTATTAATAAATGATATCGTAATAAGCATATGATATGCAAGTGATACGGGTTATTGTGGACATGTTGATTATTGGACTTGTACAATCAACCCCTGTTACGCAAGCTTTTACGACATTAAAGTTATGTTATATAGATGAATGTATACTCAACTATTGCATTATAATCTAATGTCGTAAAATATCATATACACCTATGACAATATAGCCTATTATGTATAACGGCTATTCCGGTTATATCCTATTATGGATTAATACCCCCATAGCATCCAGATTTGTGTCAGAATAGCCCCATGGCGTGCTTAATTAGTCCAACACCTAGTGTGTCTACATAAAAAAATAACACCTCACTCGTCTATACCAAAAAAAATTCTACCCCTATACCAAAAAAATGTATCGTCAAACCCTTGACAAACGATGCAATGTTACTTATAATGAATAGTAATTGGTTAGACTTCAATTTAACCAACCGTAAAAGAAAGAGAACCCCATAAAGGATTCTCTAGCTAGACTTCAATTGTAGGTCCATTATATATCACACTATAATAATTGTCAAGTATCTTTTGCCATCACCTTTACAAAACTGTTCGGAGTCAGTGTTAAAACTCCTTGAATGAATTGCAAGTAGCGCTAAATCTAGGCTCTGATAGTCGGCTAGGTTATATAGTGATAAAGAATAAATCAGTAGTAATACGACGTTTAGGGGCTTTATCATTATACTACCTAGCTGATACACCCGACCCCGTGTAAGTCAACCTAGTCTCTGCGGTGTTTACAAGCATTCAGTATGTTATCACTTAGTAGGTCGGGAACTGAAAGGTCTTAGATAATACAGTAAAGGAATATCTCTTATACCTCCCTCTAGCTAATAGCACGGGAAGGGGGTCTTGGACCCAAAGGAAATTTATAATGACAGATAAAGAATTAAAACAGCCAACCTATTCAATCTCGGCAAGTCTCCCTAGGTTGTCTAAAGTATATGGTAGCGCTGAGGAATGTGTCACCGCCTGGGTAAAAAGAAATCGTAGAGGAAAACACTCAGGGCTAGTAAACACGGTCATTGACAAATATGATTTTTATTGCTTATTTGTTTATCTAATATTAGAGGATGTAGATAAACCATACAAGAAAGCCTTGCAAGAATGGTTGACAGTTGCATAATTATACAATAACTTGTACACTTTAGCCTAATGGATATAGGACAGGCTATTGAGCAAGCAAAGATTGTAGGGTTAGCCCAAGTAGCAGAACGCTGTAAGACTGACTTGTTTTACTTGTGTAAGTATATACTGGCGAGCAACCCTGATTTGGTGACCGAGCATACCCACAGGGATTTATGTGAGATTGTCAAACCGTTGCTGTCTAGTTTTAAGCCAGATATGCCGGTCAATTTCACGCCTGTAACGAGGTATATCGGCGATAAGGTAGATGAAGTACTATCAGACCAGTTCGACCCTAATCGTAATAAGTTGTTATTGTTGCTACCACGTGGCACGTTTAAAAGTTCGCTTATAACCATAGGCTTCACCTTGCAGATGGCGCTTAATGATTCGGATTGTAGGACTTTGATAGACAGTGAGACTTATGGCAAGAGCAAGAACTTCTTAGCTGAGATAAAGGGGCACCTGGAGGGAAATCAGAAGTATCGTGCCATCTACAAGCATATCTGGGGGAAGTATCCTGACGCTAATAAGAAGGATGGTTCATGTAGGTGGACTGACGCTGCGGTTGACCTTAGCAGTAGGACTAAAGTTACCAAGGAGCCTAGCATATCCTGTTCAGGTGTAGACCGTTCGATTAATGGTATGCACTATGACCTAATCGTTGAAGACGACCTCCATTCCGAGAAGAACACGACTAATAAAGAACAAATCCAGCAAGTTATAGACCATCGCAATCTAGCTAATTCGTTACTTGACCCGGGCAAGCCTAAGATTACTATCGGTACTCGCTGGGATTTCCAAGATGCTTACAACGACGTGCTTGTCAGGCAACGCGCCAGCTATAACATCATGGTAAGAAAAGCCATAGAAGACGACGACTCTCTCTTCTTCCCTGAGAGACTTACTAAGGAGTTCTTGGCTGAGCAGCGGCGCGACCAAGGGGCCTACATCTACTCCTGTCAGTACCAAAATTCGCCGGTTGACGACGAGACCGCCACCTTCAAACATTCCTACTTCAAGAACATCAAGTGGGACTTGGTGAAGGACAAACCGATTAACTGGTGTGTTGCGGTTGATCCTAGTATGGAAGGTCCTTATTCAGATTATGCTGCCTTTGTCTTAGCTGGGCTGGATGCCGAGGGTAACCTATACGTCAGACAACTCCACCGAGCCAAGATGAATTATGCTGGTATCATAACCCTAATGTTTGACTGGTACCAACGGTATGAACCTAGGCGTATGGCACTAGAGACTATTGCAACTCAATCTAATATAAGTTATATGTTAAATGCAGAACAAAAACAACGTGGTATCTGGTTGCCTTTAAAGGAAATCAAATCGCGCAGTAGTTCTAAGGAAGACCGAATCAGGGCTTTAGCAGCGTATTACGAGTACGGGCGGGCGCACCACATAGAGGAGTGCAACCAGCTGGAAGACCTTGAATACGAACTGACTCATTTCCCGAAAGGCGCGACTGACGACATAATTGACGCGTTGGCAACTATCCTAGAGATAGCTACCCCACCATCGCATAAGCAACGTTATAGTCGCGACGAGAAAATCAAAAGAACAACTTTTAAACCACGTAGTTTGGTAACAGGAATATAAAATGGCAGAAATAGTAGCAGCAGAAACCTACAAACCTAAGAACAAAGCCGAGCGAGAAATACGTCGTACTATATTTGACCGTTATCAGACGATGAAAGATGACCCTATTCGCAAAGAGGAAGAGGGTTGGTGGGATATTGGCGACCAAGCTTACATGCAGTGGATGCCAGAGCGAGAAGAGGGCGATTGGCGCTCCCATCTTGTCTTACCAGATGCTTTTTCAGCTATTCAATCTATTGCCCAAGAGACTATCGAACGCCGTAGCCGTCCTAGCCTAGAATCAGTCGAGGCTTCCGACCTGTCTAAAGAGCAATTCTGTAATGATATCATGAAGCACTCGATGGACCGTACCAGTTATGACTTCGAGACTTATCAAGCTCGCAACTGTGCCGCTATCCGTGGTACTGCTTTCGTCATGGAACGTTACCGTTACGAGAAGAGAATGGTTCAAGACCCAGACTCAATCGACAAAGATGGTAATATAATCTATAAAAAGCGTGAAATCGTTGATTATGATGATACTGTTACTGAGTTCGTAGAGAACGATAAGATTTTCATCGACCCATCGACGCGTGACCAAAATAAACTCCGTGACATGATTGAACGTGAAGTGCTTGACATCAAAACTTTCCAAAGAA